ACTGGAAATGTTAGACACTGAAGGTGAAGATTTAGAGTTAATGGAAGGAGATAACCCTAACATGCCTAATGAAGACTTTGAAGGACAAGAATACAAGTCTTCACCTGATTTGGCAACTGGACAAGTTGAAGCAGGTAAGGCTGGTGGAATGGTAGATGATGCCCATGACCAATTAAACAATGATTATATGGCTAAGTACGAAGAACAATCAACACTTGATGTTTCAGAAAGTAATCTTGAGAAAGCATACCAACAGTTTAAGGCAGAACAATTAGAAGAGTTAACTTTTAAGACTGTAAAGGATAAGTTTCAGGCTCGCTTTGATAGTGAGATGCTTGTAAAGCAGGATGAGATTGCTAAGTCTAATTACGATGCACAATCAGAAGTTTCAGAACTTAAGAAACAATTCAGTGATTTACTCTCTTCCCTTAAAGAAGAGCAGACAACAGTTATCCGCAAGCAAGAAGATGCAGTAGCGGCACTAAATATCCCTTCGCCTGATTCTATCGCTAAGATGGATTGGAGCGAGATTAACCAATTAGTTAACAACTGGGAAAATGGAGCGTGAAATAGATGGCAAAATACATTCAAACAATGAGAGATTTAGAAGCAAGAACATACGGATATGGCGCAAACATGGGTGGCAATTCAGTATTGAAAGCCGCCGGAGCAGTCGCTTCTATCAATAGCGGATTTACCGGCTCATCCGATGCAGCATTAGCATTGGGTGGAACAGCAGCAGCAAGTAATTTGACTGCACTTTACAATATGGTTTACGGTCAAAAAGTTTGGTCAATGATTAACCAAGAAATTAACCCACTATCAGTATTACCTAAGAGGCCATATACAAGTAGCGGTTGGAGAGTTATGACTTCTCGCCCTCAAGGTGGAAGCGCAGCAGCATTCTCAACTGATTCAGGTTCAGGTTCCGGTGGAACAGCACAAGGAGGCTCAACAGTTAGCGGAAGTCTAATTGGTGGAGTTGGAGAAAACGAATTACTAGATAGTACAAGTTTGGAAGCACTTGCTCCTGAGTATGCTACTCTTTACATGAATCCAAAGATAGTCGCTCATATGTTCGACTATTCAGAATTGGCTGCTGAGATGGCTAAGATAGACGATGGCGTTGGAGATATTAGAGCCTTAATCCGTGAGGATATGGGAACATTCCACGCAGAATCACAATCTAAGATGCTGGTAACCGCACTAGAACACTATGATGATTTGGGAGCAGATGCTTCTCAACTAATTAGAAACAACTACACTTCACTATTGAAGGTAGCAAGCAACTTTACCGAGTGTGCTAAACTTTACAGATTATCAGGAATTAGTGGAACAACCAACCACGCAACAACTGATGCAGACGCTACCACACTATATGGAAACACTAGCAGGTCTTCAAGCGGAGCAACTTCATACATTGACGCAGTAGTTAACTTCGGTGGAGATTACCAAGCCGGCGATGCAAGGCCATTAACTCTAAGTCTAATGAACAATCTCATACAAGAGTTGCGCCTAAACGGTGGTACTCCGAAAGTTATCCTAACTGGGCATGACACTATTCAAGCAATTGCAGACCTACTACAAAGTCAAGAAAGATACATTGACAAGAAGGAAATCATGCCTACACATAACGGTGTAAAGGGTGTAAAGGGAGCAGAAGTTGGTTTCCGTGTGGCAACATACTTCGATATTCCTATGATTCCTTGTAAGGATATGACTAAGACTGGAAATTACGCAAGTACAAAGACAAGCGATATGCTATTCCTTGATACGGACCATCTATGGTTCGCTACTATGAAGCCAACTGAATACTTTGAAGATGGTATCAATCATGGAAACCCATTCGGTGTTGGAATGCTCGGAAACCGTGGACTATACCGCACTATGGGAGAAGTGGGATGCACTTTCTTCCGTGGGCAGGGTAAAATCACAAACATATTCTGAGGTGATTTAAATGACACAACAATTTATAACAATGCTTGCAGACCATAAAGGAAATACTCGCCCAAAGGTTTGTGGTGATGAATACTTTGTGGATTGTATTGTGAAGATGACTGTATATCATGACGCAGATGTGATTAATGCTTCTGATGTAGGATTAAGTACAATTACAGCCGCAGCATTAACAGGCCAATCGACAGCATCTAATGATGGTAAAACCGGCGCTTTCATAGAAGTGACCGATGTGGTCACTGGTGAATATACAAGTAGTAGTAGCATTAAAATATTCTGTTATGATAATGACGGTGATTGTGCTGAATATTCTAATGGGCATAACTTTGATGATGTAGCATTTAGGCTTCGCATTTGGGGCAACCTTTGAGGTGAATAAGATGGCGAAATTAACGCTATTAAAGATGACCACTGGCTATGACGGCTGTTTTCACTCCAATTGGGGTACAGTTTATGAGAAAGATGTTCCACAAGAAATCCCAATGAAGTTCGCAATAGCGATGATGGGTGCTGATAATTGTAAAGTGGAGTTTGAGAGTAGCGATTTAGACGGGCTTCATGAAAGCACATTAGAGGATTTGTCTAACAACTTAGGATTAGAGAGTGGCGCTTCACTTAACTCGGTTAAGAAGATGGTTTTACCTCAAAAGTCTAAGTCTAAGAAGGTTGTAGAGTCTGTTGCTGCACTAATTCCAAAGAAAGAAGTTGAAGAAGCCCCTGTTGAAGAGGCTCCTGTTGAAGAATCTTCTTCTGATGAATAGGCTTTTAAGGTCTAGCCAAATAGACCCTTCCAATAGAGGGATTAAAGATGAGTGGAATAGGCGGCTGTAGAAGTAGTGGAGCAATTAGCGCAGATAAATTAATTTATACCGGAAGTGGGAAATTAATTAGCATTCATGGGTATTCAACCGGAACAGATACGGGGTATGTAACCCTCCACGATTGTTTAACGCAGGGAACCTGCACAGATGCTAATATGATAGGTTTATTGTACGTCGGGTTAGCCTCTACAGGTTCGGCGAATGCGGAAGCGGATATGCACGGTGTTATGTTTAAAACAGGGTTATATGCAGATATAACTGATGTTTCGGGAACTGGAACTAAGTTTACAGTGGAGTTTAACTGAAGTGATATAATGGCGGCATTGGAGAAAGATACTAGACTAATAATGACAATAATGTATGTAGGTGCTATGTCAGGCATCAATGTATATTTTTACTCAATGTATGGTGCTGAGTTGCCTTTTACAGCAGCGACTCATGCGGTACTATTTTCACTAATTACTGTTGGAGTAATTATGATGCAGAAAGCACTTTTCGATTTAGTTGTTAATGAGAGGCTGGAAATGTGGCTCCTCAACCGTAAAATAGAATTTTACTGGGAGAAAAAAACTAGAGATAATGCTCAAAAGCAGCGTATTAAAGAATCTATGAGAGCCAATAAAATAAGCCCTTATTTTAGCCAACCTGAAAATACAGATTATTCTGAGGTTCCTGAAAACTTTTTGTCGGCTGAGTTGGCGTGATATGTATGTTCAATCGCATTATTGGTGGAACAGATGAACAGGCTCTCGCTTATGATTTAAGCCGAGCGCACTCAGCAGATGTTTTCTTTTTGAAAATGAGAGCGTGGTTTTGGGGAACCGTTTCTGCCGCTACTCTTTTTTTCGTTGGTAATCTTATAGGAGCCTACGGGTATAATATTCTAGGGGAGGCTTGGCAGGCAATAGTTGATACTTGGGATTGGATTTAATGTGTCTTCATTACTTACAGGGTTCGCTATTATTACTGCCGAGGCTGCCGCAGCAGTATATAGGAAATTACACGCTATAGATTTTGGAGTGTACGGGGCGAGTCGAGTAGGAAAAACAACATTACATAGACAAATAAGAACAAGAGGTGAAGTGCCGGATATTAAGAAGCGAACAGTTGGACTACATAGGGCTAGTAGAAAAGTTGTTAAGATTGATAAAGACTCAAGGACTATTAAAACAGCAGATATAGGCGGGGAATCACAGTATTGGGAAGCGTGGAAAAAAGACCTAATGAAGAGAAAACCAAAATACATTATTTTTATGATAGATGATAGACATTTAAGTGAGGCGTACAATTTAGAACATCAGTTAGGGTGGCAGTATTTAGTAGACTTAATTTGTGATGAGTATTGGCGAAACCCAAAAGGTAAAAGTAAAAAGAAAAAAGAAAAGGATTTTCCACTAGCAATAGGAATATGGGCAAACAAATTCGATTTATGGAAGGACAAATATGGCGACCCAACACAACTCAACAAGCATCCCATCTTTCAACCATTCAGGCTCGGTATGCAACGTTTACAGGATAAAGGAATACCTTGCTACAAATATATCGTCAGTGCTAAGTCGGACCCCGAAATGGTCTACCGAGGAATAATGACAATGGTTAAGGAGTATTGATAAAATGAGTATGATATACAACCCAAATATAATAGGAAATGAAAGTATGGTTGGTTCTCCAATCATTTCAAAAAAGAGAAAACATGATGGAAGAAGTGCGGGGCCAATAATACAGTACGAGTTTAAATCCCTTAGACCTAAAAAACAGACTAAGGAATTAGTTAAGGTGCTACTCCCTGAACGTAAAAAAGTATTAGGTGTTAAACTAAATTACCGCTTCAGCATTAAAGACCGATGCGTAGTTTGTGGAGTACATCATATATGGGAAGTTAGTGATGAATTGCGCCCACCGATACCACTATCTCATACTACTAAGGGAAGACCGCTTCGTGGAACATACTGCCCTAAACATTCTTCTTTCTTTAAACAATTAGAAACTTTAGAGCAACAAATGATTGCTGAAAAACACGGATTAGAATTTAAACGTTATATCCCTAGAGCGAAAGTTCCCCAAATGATAAAAAGGGGGCCACTTGTGCAGTTAACTGAAGCGGATATAATTTCTCTAACTTCAAAAGGATGGAAGATACAGCCACCACAAGCAGATGTAGTAGGACCAGCAGAAAAATTACAGATATTATTATTAGATTTGAAAGGGAAATTAGGACAAATTGACGAAATACTGGGGGTTGAATAATGTTTGGAACAAGTAATGGCGCACTATCTACACAATTGCAGCAGAATAATACTAATACTTTTAAGTCAATGAATAATTTACTAACCCTTCAAGATAATCACGTTGAGGAGTTTCTTCAATATCATGGTGAAGCGTTTTTAACTTCATTTGAAAAAATGATGGAAGATGTGGTTGAAAGGGTTATGAGTCAAATGTTATCTAAATTGCAGATGTCATTAGACACTACACAAGGAACAATCATCGTTGAAAAGAATTGCCTTATTGAGTATAATAGAATAACTCAAGAAAATATCGAATTAGATATTCAAAAAATCTTAGGTGCAGCCTTAAACACTGAAGTAATAATGCAGCGACAGATGGCTAAACAACAATATTTAGAGGCTAAAGGGTTTTCTTCCGAAGGTTCACAATCACCTATGCTGCAACAAACACCACAACAAACACCACAACAAATGAATATTCAGGGCCAACCAATGACCGGAGGAATGAATCAAAATATGGCTGCTGGGCAGCAGGCTATGAATAACGGAAGTGGGTATCCAATTCCACCATCAGGCTATGACCAAATGAATAATCCTTATTGGATTGACCCTGCTACCGGACAAGCAAGTTATACTGCACCTAATGGCGGATTAGGATTAGGAAAACTTGTTCAAAAAGGCGCAGCGTGGGCTAAGTGGCTCGCTTAAGGGGGCTTAAGTTTGGACCTGTATTTGAGTGCTGATAATCACACAGATGAGGTTTCCGATAGTG